ATGTTCAAGGTCGTGCAGGTAGTGGTGCTAATCCTACACAGTTTGCTAAGTTTGATCCAGCAACATCTGCTGTGGCAGGTGCTACCAAAGGTATAGATGACATGGTCAGAGGCGGAGTTAAGGCAGCAGGTGATGATGTGGCCAAAGTTGGTGGTAAAGTTATTGGCGGTGCCGATGACGCAGCCAAAGTTGTTGGTAAAGTTGATGACGTGGCCAAAGTTCCAGGATGGGCCAAGAAGATTGGAACTGCGGCGGCTGTGGGTGCGGGTGCTTACGGATTGAGCACACTGCTTGATAAAGATAAAGATAAACCACCTGGGCCAAATGGACCAGTTGTTCCACCTGGGCCAAATGGACCAGTTGTTGTTCCTCCTAAGCCGCCTGGGCCAAATGGACCAGTGGATATTCCAGCGCAAGATACCAAACCAGATGCAGAAACTCAGGCAATTATTGATCAAATGAAAAAGTTAATGATGGATTGCGGAGAGTATGACGCTCCAGCTTGGGGTCAAGCCACAAGCAATGCCATGGCCTTGATTGGTAAAGTTGAAGCCAAAAAAGGTGGAGAAGCTCAAGTTGCAGCCGATAGAGAGGCCTCAATGAGAGTACCAGCTTCCGCAAATGCTTCAAGTAGTTACACCGGCGTACCAGCTGGCACTAGAATCAGTAGGTAATCAAAATGGCAGATTTATTCTGCCATTTTCACCTCTAAAATATCATTGTGGTTGCATTTGCGATATAAGTAGTATATAATAGGCATATAACATTAGGAGATAACATGTCAGGTCGCGCATATGGTCCGGAAGAAAAGGCAAAACTCGAAAGATTGATCAGCGAAGGCTCAACAGTACTTCGTGAAATTGAAGATTTATCAGAAGGCTTGAAAGAAACAGTTAAGGCAGTGGCAGAAGAATTGCAGGTAAAACCCAGTGTTATCAACAAAGCAATTAAAATTGCACACAAGGGTGACTGGCAAGCTCACAATGCTGATTGGGAAGAAATTGAAGCAATTTTGGATATCACTAAACGTATCTAATAAGTAGTACACAAGAAAGGTCAGCGGGCCATAATCCGCACAGTAGGTATTTGCAAGCCTAAAATTGCATATGGAGAATAAATGAGCTATGTAGACGCATGGTTTGACCGCGAGAATGATATTATCAAAGTGGTTGAACGTAATAAAAAAGGTGAGCGTGAGTTCCGTGACATTCCTGTCAAACACACGTTCTATGTAAACGACCCTCGAGGCAAGTTCCAATCAATCTATGGAGATGCGTTAACACGTATTGTGTGTAAGAACACAAAAGAACTACGCAAAGAACAAGCTATTAATTCAAGCAAACAATTGTTTGAAAGCGATATCAATCCCATCTTTGTCACACTGAGTGAACACTATCTAAACGCAGAAGCTCCCAAGCTGAATGTAGCGTTTTTTGACATTGAGGTAGACTTTGACCCTGAACGTGGTTACAGTACGCCCGACGATGCGTTCATGCCAATTACCAGTATCGCTGTACACTTGCAGTGGTTAGAAACTCTAGTGTGTTTTGCTGTACCGCCTAAGACATTAACATGGGAACAGGCACAAGAAGAAATTAAAGATTTTCCCAACACCATGCTGTTTAAAACGGAAGCAGAAATGTTGGATGCATTTTTAGATCTCATACAAGACGCAGATATTTTGACTGGCTGGAACAGCGAAGGTTATGATATACCATACACAGTTAATCGTGTTACTAAGGTGCTGAGTAAAGATGATACTAGGCGTTTTTGTTTGTTTAACCAATTCCCTAAACGCCGTGAGTATGAAAAGTTTGGACGACAAAGTGTAACATATGACTTTGTGGGTCGTGTACATTTGGACAGTTTAGAGTTATATCGCAAGTACACATACGAAGAACGACATTCTTATCGTTTAGATGCCATTGCAGAATATGAACTAGGCGAACGTAAAACACAATACGAAGGCACCCTGGATCAACTATACAACAACGATTTTAAGACATTTATCGAGTACAACAGGCAAGATACTTCGCTATTAGATCGATTAGACAAAAAACTGAAGTTTTTAGACTTAGCCAACACTCTAGCACACGAATGTACTGTTTTGTTACAAACCACAATGGGTGCTGTTGCTGTTACCGAACAAGCCATTATTAATGAAGCACATCGTCGTGGCTTCCAAGTTCCCAACAGAACTAAAATGGCAGAACGTGAAGACAGTGCGGCGGCTGGTGCGTATGTTGCATATCCCAAAGAAGGCATACACGACTGGATTGGTTCCTTGGACATTAACAGCCTTTATCCCAGTGCCATTCGTGCGCTTAACATGGGTCCAGAAACCATTGTAGGACAACTGCGTCAAACAATGACTGATGAATACATCGAAGCACAAATGGCCAAGGGCAAGAGCTTTGCGGCTTCATGGGAAGGTATATTTGGCAGTTTGGAATTTACTGCGGTAATGGAACAAGAGATTGGTACTGACATCACTATCGATTGGGAAAATGGAGATACTGATGTGGTCAGTGCCGCAGAAGTATATAGATTAATTTACGAAAGCAATCAACCCTGGGTACTCAGTGCCAATGGTACAATCTTCACATACGAGAAGGAAGGCATTATTCCTGGCTTGTTAAAGCGTTGGTATGCTGAACGTAAGGAGATGCAGGCCAAACTCAAAGAGTGTATTGCGGCTGGCAATAAGATTGAGGAAGAATACTGGGACAAACGACAGTTGGTCAAGAAGATTAATTTAAACAGTTTGTATGGTGCTATTCTCAACAGCGGTTGTAGATTCTTTGACAAACGAATCGGGCAATCAACCACACTAACTGGTCGTCAAATTGTTCGACACATGGCTGGTAAAGTTAATGAAATTGTCACAGGCGAGTATGACTACAGAGGCAAGGCAATTATCTATGGAGACACTGACTCCTGTTATTTTTCAGCTTATAAAACACTACAAAAAGATATTGATAACGGAACCCTGCCTTGGACTAAAGAAAGTGTGGTGCAACTGTATGATCAAATTGCAGATGAGGTCAATGTTACCTTTCCGCAATTTATGTTGGACACATTTCATTGTCCCAAGAGTCGTGGCGAAGTTATCAAAGCAGGTCGCGAGATTGTTGGCAGTAAGAGCCTATTCATTACAAAGAAACGTTATGCGGTTTTGTATTACGACAAAGAAGGAAAGCGTAGTGATGTGGATGGCAAGCCAGGCAAGATCAAGGCCATGGGGTTGGATCTCAAGCGCAGTGATACTCCGGAATTTATTCAAAACTTCCTAAGCGATGTTCTTGAAATGGTGCTGATGGGTAAGCCTGAACAAGAAGTGTTAGATCATATAAGTGAATTTAGAATTAGATTCAAAGCAAGACCCGGTTGGGAGAAAGGTAGTCCAAAACGTGCAAACAACATTACAGAATATGAAGCAAAAGAGAAGAAGGCTGGCAAAGCTAATATGCCTGGTCATGTACGAGCAAGTATTAATTGGAATACGCTCAAACGAATGTACAACGACAAATACTCCATGTCCATTACCGACGGACAAAAAGTAATTGTTTGTAAACTTAAACCCGGACCGTTGGGATTTACCAGTGTTGCATATCCTGTGGATGAATTACGTTTACCACAATGGTTTAAGGACCTGCCGTTTGACCATGCTGAGATGGAACAAACAATTATTGACAACAAACTAGACAACTTGATTGGTGTACTAAAGTGGGACGTTGGCAGTACTGAAGAAAAGAATACATTTAACAGTTTATTTGAATTTTAAAAGAATTGGTAAAGTACAATGACAAAATTCGTTGACATTGTAAAAAAACCTAAGTATAATCATAACATATGGAGAATCTCATGAAAGACTTTTTACAAGACCTAGTAGCACATACACACAGTTTGGGCTTTTTACCTTTGGTCAAGGTAACAGCAACCACCAAAGAAACTGCAATCGAATCTATGGCAGAGGATCGCAGTGTTATTGTTAATGCCAAGACACATCAGCCGGTGGACAATTTTGAAGGCGTGTTTGGAATGCCTAACCTAAACAAACTAGACATTCATTTGAAGTGTCCAGAATACAAAGAAAACTTCAGCATTGATGTAGTTACACAAGAACGCAACGGTGAAGTTATTCCAACAGGCCTGCATTTTAAAAACGGTGCTGGCGATTTCCAAAACGACTATCGTTTTATGAACAGTGACATTATAAACGAAAAACTTAAAACTGTTAAGTTTAAAGGTGCGGCATGGACTATTGAGTTTGTTCCGGCCATGGCTAGTATTCAGAAACTTAAATTCCAAGCTACTGCTCACAGTGAAGAACAAACTTTCCAAGTCAGCACAGATGGTGGCAATCTAGTGTTTACATTCGGTGATGCAAGTACACACGCTGGTTCTTTTGTGTTCCAGGCCAGTGTAGAAGGTAAACTGCGTCAAACATGGTCGTGGCCAGTTAATCAAGTTATGAGTATTCTCAACTTAACTGGTGACAAGACCATGCGTATCAGTGATGTAGGTGCTATGCAAATTACTGTGGATAGCGGTATTGCTGAATACAACTATATTCTTCCAGCACAAAGCAAGTAATGAATAGTGTACAGATATTATCTGCATGTCTGGCATTCTTAGTTCTATGTGGAGCAGTTTATCGCCACATAGGATTTGATAAAATGAAAGAGTGTTATGGCATGTGGTTTACAAAGGAATACTGGACTGACTACAATACTGTAGAGTTTGCCAGCTGGGCGGCAAAAGCCTGTATCATTATTCCTGGCTTGATATTTGGTATACAAATTTGGTGGTTATATTTCTTTACATTAGCAACAAGTCTAACACTTATTTGGGCCAGCGAGAAAAAACTGTTGCCAACACTAGTGGGGTTTAATACTATATGGGCTTGGATTAGCTGTATGGTTCTAGCGCAACATCTAATATGAATAAAAACTTAACAACAGCACAACTCGATTACGCATACTTTTTGCCAGCAACGTCTGGTTTTTATAGTACGTATATCGGAAAACAACGATACAGTAACTATGTAGATCCTGCTCGTATTCCTGCGAGCTTTGGACCAATGGGTATCGAAGCTATGAATTAT